TACCGGGAACACTGGAAGAGAAGGCACAACCGTGGGCATTGCCAGTCTTAGACGTTCTCATAAAGCATCTGGGGAGGGGTACAGTGGACACTGCACTGAAGTCTGGCAACATTGAGATAGCAACGCTGGCTCTCATGCGTGGTCGTAGCTTTGATAATGCTTTCATTATAGTTGATGAAGCTCAGAACATTGAGGTGTCAGAGATACAGATGGTCTTAACAAGGGTAGGAGAGGGAAGTACGATCGTGCTAAACGGAGACATACAGCAATCGGACCTTAAAGGTACATCTGGTCTTGCAAAGATCATTCATCTTGCTAAGAAGTATATGCTGGATGTCCCTGTCGTTGAGTTTGGGTTAGTCGATATTGTACGCAGTGGCATCTGTAAGCAATGGGTAGAAGTTTTCACAAAGGAAAAGATGTAATGAAGTTTGACAACGTAAATAACCCTGCACACTACGGGACAGGCAGGATCGAATGTATCGACTACATCGAAGACTTCTTGAGTGTTGAGGAGTACACAGGCTACCTACGTGGAAATATAGCCAAGTATCTTCACCGCTACCGATACAAGAACGGAGTGGAAGACTTAAAGAAGGCACAGTGGTATGGCTCACGACTAATCAAGTTGGAGGAAGACCAGTGAACTTATACGAAGGTATCATATTAGCTAATTTAGCTATTTCTCTGTGGGCTACATATCAAATAGGGAGGATCAAGACGGATATAGAAACTATCTACGAGGGATTAGCAATGACTATGGACGCAGTAGGACTTGAAGAAAACAAGTAGAATCAAAGAAGCCTCCCCAGTGAAAACTAGGGAGGCTTTTCTGTGTCTTGTATGCGGTGGTTACTTACCAAAGAACTTAGATACTGATCTCATTCCTATGCTGGCACTAACTATGCCTCCAAGGGAATACTGATACCACGTTGGCATACCTTCGAGAGCAGCAAACCCAGCTTGAACTATCTGGTTTCCCCATTCTCCAGTAAAGGCTAATATTAAAGGAATGCTAAAGAGTAATGTAATCCACTCATCTTTCCAACTGTTCTGAGTAGCGCGGATAGCTTCAATGTCCCAGTCTAGTTCACCAGTCAACTGCTTCTTCTTGATCTCAGCTTCTGTTAGTTTTAGTTGTGTTTTACCGTCTATTATACTAGCCGCTAATCCACCGAGAGAACCTATTATCTGACCTATCATTTGCTGTATTTCTCCTCATGTACAACCCTAGTGGGTGTCACAGTAGTCTTAGACTCTTTACCCATCCATATGCCAAAGCATCCGGTTAGAGCGCCCATACAGACGCTAACAAGCCCTGACTGAGCAACGCTGGGGTCAGGCAACGACATAAACCAATGTACTGCTTCATACGTCAGTATAGTGATTGCCAACATCATAAGTCTTGGTAGAACTTTCCAGTCATCAAGTATTGTCATTACCATTTTCCTTGTTTTACACCTAAGAAGTACAACACAATAATTAAGATGCCTACACCAGCTAACAGGCTCATGCCCACCAACGCACCGTTAATACACTTATCTACAAACTCTTGTTTCTTGTAGACTTCCTCACGCTGCTCTTTACGTTGCTGCGCCTCTATTCTCACTATCTCTTCCCATGCACTAGGTCCATAAGTCCATGAAATGTGTCTCCTTAGCTCTTCTCTCATCTCTTTGAGCTTTTGTTTCTGCGACCATAGCTCCAGAGCGGTAGCTTGATTGTCGTTAAACATTTTATAAAGCGGCGGGTTCTTTGCTTTCTCCTCCAGAAAGTCTAAGTCACTTACAGCTTTAGACCATTGAGAGATAGAGCCAGCCATACCAGAGATTTCTCTACCTACCTCAACAGCCTTCTTAATCCCCTTATAAGCTGTAGTAGCAGCAGCCATAGCCGTAAACGGATCAATCATTAAAACCTCCTATAAGTGTTATCTATTTGACCAGTGTTCAGCCATAGTCCTTATAGCTTTAATGTTCTCATCAATACGAGCCATAGAGACTGCCTGATTTTGCACTAACTCCTCAAGTATCTCAATACGAAGTTCGTCCCTAACGATACGCTCCTTGTTAGTGGCTACGTTATTTTGCAAGTCTGCAAAGAACCATATAGCGGTAACTGTGTATGCTGCAACAGCAACTAATACAGCTACGGGGACATTCTTACTTATGCCCCAATTATCTTCACTCATTTGTAGTTATTCCTATTCAATTCAAAGTGTGGTGCATCGTAGAAACTCTTCCAGTCGCCACCCCATACGATGGGAATAGAGAGTTCATCCGCAGCTTCTTTCATGGCTTTAGCCATAGTCTCAAAGCGAGGTATGTCATTCCAATCGACAGGATAGGGAACCATGTCAACAGCATGACCTGTTATGTGTCGTGAGTTCATTGTTGTAGACTTACCAGCATCTAGTAGTTTACGTTGGCGTTCTACACTACGGAGACCTTCGATGACTGTGAAGTCAACCCCAGTGATCTCAATAGCTCTGCTGACTACAGCAACCATATCAGGGTGTAAACCTGACAGGCTCTCTAGACTACGTGATCCCAGTTGATAGCTCATGTTAGTTCTCCTTATAGTGCTGTAGGCCAGTCAGCTTCTTCTAAGTAGGGCCAGTTAGCATGGTCAGTGATGTCACGTAGTGCCTGACGATACGTTGTCATATCAGAAGACATCGTTACGTCAGTTAGAGCGTAGAAGTCTGTAGCAGAAATAAGGCCATCACGCTTAGCGCGAGTACTCTTTGCTGATGTAGCATCCAGCGTGGCTTGATGTGCAGTCTCATGCTCTGACTTAGTAGTAGTTACGCCATCATCGTCAGTGGTATCAGCGAACATGTCCCGTGCAACGTAGTTCTCCACCCAGTTGCCGTTAGCATCTTGCACTACCCCGTCACGAGCAGACGTTTGATAGGCTGTTGTAGTAGCTGCTGGAGACGATAGGATAGCATCTAGGTTAAGGCCATCTAGTGTTGCTGCCTTCCATACGCGAGGTAATGAGACGTTGTTGTAGTGGCTACGCCATTGCCCTTGGGTTTTGACTTCGCCTGTTGTTCTGTTACGATATTCACTCATAGTTGATACTCCTTATAAGTGTTGATTATGCTATTGCATAGAAGATGTAGGAATGCCCAGATTCATTTGTAGTGAGAGCACCATCAGTGTTTTGTATTACGGCAAAGCCTGACGAATTAGGAATAAGGTTATCGAAGTTAGCATTTGATGCAACTGTGTTGTTTAATTGTAAAACAGGATCGTTTGAAACACCAATGCCTCGACGTGTATCGTAAATCATCCAGTTACCACCCGTGTTGGATGTCTTAATCAGCAGGAACCTGCATCCTGTCGTAAAGCCGCAGTCAATAATCTTAGACCCATCAGTCGTGCCATCTCCGTCGTAGGAGCCAACCTTACTAACACCGGGTGCGCTTGCGAATAAATAGGATATAAATGTATGTCCGCTAAAGTTTGTATTGCTATCAGTACCTACAGTAAAGACTGTAGAGGTTGGAGCAGTGTTATTCCATACCGCTGAACCTACGTCAAAACCCTGTGACAGGTCTATAAAGGTACGATAATTTGGCCCTATATCTTTGTGAAAAACCGTCCACCTATTAGAATTTGTTCTAGACTTAACCCAAATCATTTCAGGTGGGACTGTTAGGTTATGGACTATAGTTTTTGCAGAATTTGACCCGCTGTATGCCACCATATCAAAATGGCCCGGGGCACGTTTCCACATCCAAGACTGATAGTCAGTGGCAGTACCAGTCTTATCATACCAACCATCTTGAAAGTCAAAAGGATTATCTCCGGCGTCTACAATAGCATTTGGGGCTGGGTCTTCTGGTAAATTGCCTGCCGATTCTAGGGTTGGCTCTCCACGAAGTCTATCTAACCAATACCATTGTCCTCCGCTACTATTGATGTCCTTCGTCCAAGCCAGATCTACAGGGAAACCAGAGGTAAAAGCAGGGGGGCCACTACCCCAAGTATCCATAGAAAACACCTTAGTGGCATCCTCAGGTACAGATAATGGTCCACGTCTTATCGCCATGAAGGTATAGATGGCATTGTTAGCATTCATATTGCCGCCAGTTGACGTCACTTGAAAACCTGTTGGGGTCAAGTCTATAAAAGATGGAGTACTTTCCGCAGCATTAGCCTGAGCCTGCAACCTACCATCTCCTCCACCAGTGACTATGCCCCTCATACTGTCCATAATTTGCCAACCACCAGTAGAGGTTGAGTTTTTCACCATCACCCACTGAGGCTCAAAGCCCAAGTCAATCACAGGGCCAGTAGCGTTTTGATTACCAGTATATGAGCCGCAAGAAATTACTTGGCTGTCGCCGTCAGGCCCAAAGCCAGTTGCAGCTCCATCGTTGGGATTGTGCGCAAATAAATAGGCAATATAGGACTCCCCTAAAGCATTTATGTTACCGTTGTTGGCGGGGTTGTTTATTGTTATTGTTGTGTCTGAGGCTGCGGTTATTGGTGAAGCAAATGTATATCCAGCAGGTTCTGATCCGTTTAAAGAAAGACCTCCACTAAATCCAGCACTCCTATGGTAGGTAAACCAAGAACCTTGGGCTGCCGTACCAGTGGATGTACGCTTTATAATAACTAAGCCGGGGGTAGAACCTAGGTTGTGAGAAAGAACACGTCCGTTAACACCATCCCCAGTGAATGGACCTACTATATCAAAGAACTTAGGGGCTTTGCGGAATGTCCATGAGGCGTATTGTTTGTTAATTTGATTTGTTAATCCATCACCACCTGCCAAAGAAAAACCAGTAGATGTTTGACTAACTCCGTTAGTTCCATTAGCCGCATTAGTTTCGTTTGGTTTCAGAAATAGAGTTTGACCATCAGAATTTTGCAAACTGCTAAATAAAAAGTGGTCTTCAGAAGCGTTGCGACACTTAATCCATGTAATCCCATCCTCAGTTGCAAGATCAATGCCATTATTTACAACAAGTGTTGTTTGTGCCCCATCATACACAAAAGTGCTGAACACATCCGTAATATCAAGACCTGCGCCGCCAGCAGAACCAGCAGCAGCCTGTAACATCTTTTTCTTCGTAGCCATTGTGTAAGCTCCTTATGCTGGTGTTGCGATTGCTTGACCTGCTGTGAAGCCATACCAAGTAGTTCCACCGTCCCGTGATGTAAACACAAAGACATCTATTGCACTAGCAGTAGCAGTAAGTACGGGTGCTGTAGCGGCAGGGAAGTCAACAGAGCTAGGCCAAGTAACTGTGAAGCCACTAGCACCTGCATCCTGTATGATCTCGACAGACATGGCGTATGCTATTCCAGTAGCAGGAGGGTTGCTGAATGTGAATGTTGTGTTCTCTGTTAAGACATGGCTGAACGTATTGCCAGTCTCACAGTTGGTCGTGGTGGCGTTTCCTGTGGAAGTTACTGCGACATAAGTCTCAGCATACGACAAAGGCTGAATAGAACCATCAGTGGAAATAATGTCACCAAGAAGTCTTGCGTTGCTCATAGTATTATCTCCTGATTAAGGTTTTGTGGGCCAGTTGATGTCGTTAGGGAAACCAGCTTGATCTGGGATGTCACGCAGAGCCTGACGATATGTACCCCAAGCTGTAGCATCTACAGGTGCATCAGCTACCTGTGTCCAATCTGATTGAGACAGAAAGTTGTCACGATTATCGCGATTAGATGCAGCCATGTCGGCGTCATATTCAGCAGTCTCATCAGCAGTCTTGCTTGATGTAGTCCAGCGGATAGTCCAAGCACCAGCAACCAAAGATGGTGTAGCTTCTTGGTCAATCTTCTGAGTGCGATCATCAATGCTTGGTGCATCAGGGAAAGTAACTGAAAGAACACCATAGCTCTCAAGTATCTCATCAGGGATTTGCTTAGGGAATGATGTATTGGGATTTTCACGGCGTAGTTGCCCTACGGAGTAAGGGTATGTATCTACATCACCGCTTGTTATTTTAACGTACATTTTAGTTCTCCTACAAAGAGGTAAGTGTTTCATTTACGTTACGAGTTACTGATGACTTATTGCCATTTCCCATCGTTGCCCCCGGAGAGGAAGAGGTTAAACTCGTTGTTGTGTTGGTTATCGTCTGCGAGGTGTCAGTGAATGTTGTAGCAAAGTAGTAGAAGCGTCCATGCGTCCCCGTCAGAGAACCATCTACGGGTAACTTAGCAGTAATCCAGTTTCCATTAGAACCGTCTTCTTTGCCAGTGACTAAAATGTCTCCGTTTGCATTAAATGCAACTCTAAAAGCTTGCATAGTAGTTCCTGTGCCTAGCCCTCTCTGCCACTGCAAGGTTCCAGAAGAGTTATACAGTGCAAGCAAGAAAGAATTATAAGCTGGCGCACCAGTAGTTCCCATGCCACACATTAGGACATTATTATTTGCGTCAACAGCCATTCCAAATCCATACTCAGTAACACCAGCGCCCAACGTCTTTGTGAACTGCAATGTTCCAGAGGAATTATGCTTAATGACGTAAGTGTCATTACTGCCAGCGCCAAAAGCTGTTGTTCGGCCTGTTGTGTAAATGTTTTCAGAGCTATCAAGAGCAATCCCGTATGCGTATTCATCGCCTGTACCGCCGTATGCACGTTGCCACTGCAATGTCCCAGAGGAATTATACTTGACTAGTAAGGCATTAGTACCGGGGCCGAGATCAGTTTGACCGCAAATATAGATATTTCCTGATGCGGAAATCGTCATGTCTTGAAAGCCAACATACGCTCCGCTTAGAAGCCTAACTTGAGTCACAGCATAACTAGAATTGTTTAGCTTTATCAAATAGTTAGTCTCAGTAACAAAATAAATGTTGCCATTGCTGTCAAGGCTCATCCCGATAGGAGTTCCGAAGAAACCTGTTGTCTTCCTTTGATAAAGTAATGTCCCAGAGTTGTCGTATTTACAGACGACAAAATTACCCGTGTCTTGACCACAGCAAATTATGTCATCGTTACTGTCCACACGGACTGTGTGAAACCTAGCATTAGTGGCCGTGCTAGAGCCGTTATATGTTCTTGCCCAAAGAACTTCGCCGTCTGTTGAATACTTTACGAGAGCGCCTTTCTGATCAACCGAACCAGTCTGTGTGGTCTGCGCAACGACATAAATGTTGTCAGAACTGTCTACGGCAACGTCTTCACCCACAGGGCTTCTCATAACACCGTCACCAGCTATAGTGGAAATCCAGTAATTCTCACCAGAATTACCACCAGCAGCAATAGTTGTAAGTTTACTGGTTACACTCATGCCATTGCCGCTCCACCTTGGAAGCCGTACCACGTTGTACCGCCATCGTGTGTAATGAACACAAGCACGTTAGTCTCTCCAGAACCGGGAGCATCAGGTGCTGTACCGCCAGCCCAATCAACAGAGCTAGGCCATGTCAATGTGTAAACCCCACCAAAAGTTACTTTAAGGGTAAAGCCAAAAGCTGTTCCACTAGCTGGGGGATTACTGAATGTAAATGTAGTGGCTTGGGCTGTAGTGAGAGCGAACACGTTACCTGTCTCACAATTTACATCTACAGTAGCAGCAGGGGTAAGGGTTGCGTAGGTTTCATTATAGCTATTAGCTACAAACTCACCGGAGATGTTACCAGATGCTGCTGTAACAGCACCAGTAGCTGCAACAGATGCAGCCGTAACAGATGCCCCAGAGATAGCACCAGAGAAACTTGCTGTTGTTCCAGCCAATGATCCTGAGAGTGTGCCACCTGTTAGTGGCAGTGTATTGGCTATAGCAAAGGTTGGAAAGCCTATAACACTAATGTTATCACCAGCAGAGGCTCCAGTAACTAGATTGACTGTAGAGCCATCTGTGGCTGTATAATCTGAAGTGATTGTTAAGACTACCCCGTTGAGCGTAACTACAACAGCACCAGCAGCATATGTAGCTGAGAAGGCAGTCTGACCTTCTGTAGCAGTCAAGTTGGTCGTAGTAAGCTGTGCTGTGCCGCCAACACCAACCAATACCCAATTAACTGAGTCTGATGCGGGGTCTGTTGTACTGACAAATCCAGTTTTCGCACGATAAGTAAAGAAGGTGCTAGGGGAGTAAACATTGTCACCAGCAACGTAAGTAGTGCCTGATACCCATAAGGCTGCGTTAGAAGCAGCTTCAGCAGCGGAAGCACTAGCATTAGCACTAGTGGCACTCGTAGCGGCGTTACCAGCCTGTGTGGTCGCTATACCAGCTTGCGTTGTTGCTATAGCGTTCTGAGCATCGAAATAAGTACCAGCAGTGTTAGTCTCAGTCTGGAACGTAGGGATAGCTCCAAGGAAAGCATCTGCTTCATTAGCAAAGTTAGTCGGGTCTTGTCTACTGGGTGGGGTAGGTAGTGCAGATATTGGAGGGTATGCCATATTAAGTTAATCCTTCTACTTCAATAGCGCCAAATGATAGGGATGGGGTTTCTAGTGTTAGGTCAAACCTTCGATAGAACCCGTAAATGGTTGTACCATAAGATGTGTCACTTGACCCAATGTAGACAACTGGAACAGCCCTAAGTTCTGCCAATGTCCGTTGTATTCTTCTAGCGTTACGTGTCTCGAACTGAACATCAAAGTCAGCTAACTGAGAGAAAGCTCTCTGAACGACAACAAAGTTACCAAAGGCGTCAACCTGTTTACGGGAGAAGTCTTCAATACTAATTGATGTACCGTATGTCGTTGCACCAATGTCAGCGAGGAACCCAAAGACAATCTGACCAAGTTTAGCATCTTCACCAGTGTTAGCTGTAACTGTAACGCTAATTGCAGAGTTAAGGTATGGTGGAATGTCTATGAACTGCACAGTTTCTTTCTGTACTTGCTCCTCGAAGAAATATGTGAACCAGTCTACAATGTTTCTGTTGTCTACAAGAGAGACGGTTGTGTTGTAGACTTCACCTGCTGTAGAGTCTGTTACTGTAACATTAGCACTAATACCAACCAAATTAAACAGAGCAAGGCTAGTGACGTTTGAGTTGTAGCTTCCAAAGACATAGTTGATAGAGTCTTGTTGAACAACTTGGTCAGCAATCTTCTGGTCAAAGGCTTTCCAGCGGTTTGTCGCCCCTAATGTAAGCCAGTTA